GTTATTATAGATGAGGCAGATTATATGAATGCTGATAGTGTTCAACCTGCATTAAGAAACTTTATTGAAACGTTTTATAAGAACTGTAGATTTATATTTACTTGTAACTTTAAAAATAAAATTATACCTGCTTTACATAGTCGTTGTACTGTAATTGATTTTCGTATTACAAATGGTCAAAAAGTAAAAACAGCAAGTGCTTTTTTAGATAGACTAGGAGAAATACTTAAATCAGAAAACATAGAGTTTGATAAAAAAGTATTGGCTGAACTTATACAAAGACACTATCCAGACTTTAGAAGAACCATTAATGAATTACAAAGATATTCTGTAAGAGGCAAGATTGATAGTGGTATACTTGTTTCTTTATCAGAAATTAATAATAAAGAATTGATTAAGATGTTAAAAGAAAAAAGATTTGGCGATATGCGTAAATGGGTTATACAAAACCTTGATAAAGATCCATCATCATTGTTTAGTGGCATTTATGATATACTTTATAAAAACTTACAACCACAATCAGTACCTGCTGCAGTATTAACGATTGCTGATTATCAGTATAAATCAGCTTTTGTAGCAGACCAAGAGATAAATATGGTCGCCTGTTTAACACAAATAATGGCAGAATGTAAATTTAAGTAATGGCAAAAAGAACTTTTTTAAAAATATTATTAGTAAGATTAAGAAGATGGTATGCTAACATAAGAGGTCATCAAAGTAAATGTTGGAATTACGAACCTGGTGATTGGTATATGGGCAGACATAACAAAAAAAAATAATGATTGAATATAAATTAAGTGATTATTTAAATGCGATAAATTGGTCAAAAGTCAACTTATTAGACGGAGATGACCTTGTTTGGGAGAAAAAATACCCTCCTTATGTTATAAATCGTTGTCTTTCACAACACGTTGATACAATCTTAATGGCAAATGAAATGAATCAAAGACACGATCTGGATAAGAGGCTACAGTTTCATTTTCTCATAAATAGTATAAGAAAACGAAAACGATTTGGTGGTAAATGGGTAACTACAAATCGTTCAAAAAACTTAGATTTGATAAAAGAATATTATGGATACAGCAACACAAAAGCAAGAGTTGCTTTAGACATACTAACAAAAGAACAAATTAACCTTATAAAAGAAAAATTAGATAAGGGTGGGAGAACTAAATGAGTGAAGAAAATTATAATTGGTCACCTGAAAGTATGTTAGAGGTTACTCTAAAACAACCAGACGACTTTTTAAAAATTAGGGAAACACTTTCCAGAATAGGTGTTGCCAGTCGAAAAGACAAAACATTATTTCAATCGTGTCACATATTACACAAACAAGGTAAATATTACATAGTACATTTTAAAGAACTATTTGCTTTAGATGGTAAAAAAGCTACACTAATTGAAAACGATATACAAAGAAGAAATACAATTGCTATTTTATTACAAGATTGGAGTTTATTAAATATTGTAAAACCTGAAGAAGCTGAAAATAAAGCACCATTATCACAAATTAAGATAATTGCTTTTAAAGAAAAAGGTCAATGGAACTTACAGGCAAAATACAATATTGGTAAAAAGTCAACTAAAGAAGAAAACAAAACTGAATAATTAGGAGTATATTATGATTAAATTATATAGACTCACCACAGGTGAGGATTTGATTGCTGAACAAGTAGAAGTTACAGATACTTTTACGATTGTTAAAAAACCTTTTGTATTAATACCAATGCAACAACCAGGCGCTCAAACAGCGACTATTGGTTTTCATCCATACATACATTACACAAAAGACGAAATTATAAAAATTAAATCAAACAATATTATTTGCGATTCTGAGCCAGAACAAAATATCTTAAATGCTTATCAACAAAATACAAGTAAGATACTTCAGGCTAAGAAACCAAATATTATTGTGTGATGAAAATAAAAGTAAACGTAATCAAAGATAACAAAACAGAAATCATTGAAGTACCTGAAAATTGTACTTTAATGGAAGCATTGAAGTTTCACAGTCCTCAACAATATGTTGATGGTGATTGTGGAGGTTGTTGTGCGTGTGCTACTTGTCACGTACACATAGATAACTCTTGGCTTGACAAAATCGAACCTGCAGATTATAATAGTCCTGAAACAGATTTAATAGAATACGAAAAAAAATATGACAGAATAAAAAGTAGATTAGCCTGTCAGATTACACTTAAAAAAGAATATGATGGTTTAACGGTGAAAATAATTGATGAGTAATTTTTATACAAATGTTATAGAATACAAAGGTAAGTTATTAGTAAGAGGTGTCGCAAAAGGACAACCTTATGTAAGTAGAATTAATTATCAACCAACATTATACTTACCTACAAAAGAACAAACAAAATATCAGACACTAGACGGCATATGTGTCAAACCTAAAAAATTTGACACAATATCCAAAGCAAAACATTTCTTTGAAGAATATAGAGCAATACCTGAATACAAAATTTATGGTATGAATCGATATAATTATCAGTACATTGCTGATGAATATCCTGAAGAAGTAAAATGGAATAAAGATCATATAAAAATATTTACGTTAGACTTAGAGTGTAAGTGTGAACACGGATTTCCCGATGCTGATACGGCTAAAGAAGCAATTATTTGTATTACTGTAAAAAATCATAGTAACAAACAAATATTAACTTGGGGAACTGGTGACTTTATATCTAAGAAATCAAATGTAACTTATATAAAATGTCAAAATGAAAAACATCTACTATTAGAGTTTCTTAAATTTTGGTGTAAAAATCATCCTGATATTGTTACAGGTTGGAATGTAAAATTCTTTGACATACCTTATCTTATGAATCGAATGAGATTTATATTTGATAATGACACGATTAATAAAATGTCGCCTTGGAATTATGTGAATGCTGAACGTGTGCAGTTAGGAACTAAAAATCAACAGTATTGGAACATCTTAGGTGTTTCTGTATTAGATTATTTTGATTTGTATAAAAAGTTTACCTATGTTAGACAAGAAAGTTACAAACTAAATTATATTGCTAAAGTTGAATTGGGCGAATCTAAATTAGATAATCCATATGAAACATTTAAAGACTTTTATACAAAAGATTATCAAAGATTTGTTGAATATAATATCCAAGATGTAGAATTAGTTGATAGACTTGAAGACAAAATGAAGTTGATTGAACTTTGTTTAACAATGGCCTACGACTATAAAGTAAATTACACAGATGTTTATTCCCAAGTAAGATGTTGGGATACTTTAATCTACAATCACTTAAAATCTAAAAACATAGTTATACCACCAAGAGAAGAACACGAAAAGGATACACAATATGAAGGTGCGTATGTAAAAGATCCGCAATTAGGATTACACAAATGGATTGTTTCTTTTGACCTTAACTCACTTTACCCACATTTAATTATGCAATACAATATAAGTCCTGAAACATTTATAGGTGTTGAGCCTAAAGCAATAGGTGTTGAAAACTTTTTAGATGAAAGATTAAATCTTAAATGGGCGAAAGAACGTAACATAACAATTGCTCCTAATGGTGCTATGTTTAAAAGAGACAAACAAGGTTTTCTTGCTGAGTTGATGGAAAAGATGTACAATGAACGAGTAATTTATAAACAAAAAGCAATTGATGCTAAAAAAGAATTTCAAAAGACAAAAGATCCAATTTACTCTAATGAAATATCTCGTTGTCATAATATACAAATGGCAAAAAAGATTTCTTTAAACTCTGCCTATGGTGCAATTGGTAATCAATACTTTAGATACTTTGATGTAAAACAGGCAGAAGCGATCACACTTGGTGGTCAGTTGTCTATTCGTTGGGTTGAAAGAGACGTAAACAAGTTTATGAATAAAATTTTAAATACAACAAATGTAAATTACATAGTTGCTTCTGATACAGATTCAATTTATCTTAGATTAGATCAACTAGTACAAAAAGTTTGTAAAGATAAAACAATAAATCAGATAGTTGATTTTATAGACAAGGCCGCAAAAGAAAAAATACAAAAAGTCATTGACGATAGTTTTCAAAATCTTGCTAATTATGTAAATGCTTATTCGCAAAAAATGATTATGAAACGAGAAGCAATCGCAAATAAAGGCATATGGGTTGCTAAAAAAAGATATATGATGAATGTATTTGATGAAGAAGGTATTAGATATGAAATACCTAAGTTAAAGATTATGGGTGTTGAAGCAGTTAAATCATCTACACCTGAAGTATGTAGAGGTAAAATTAAAGACGCAATAAGAGTAATAATGAATCAAAATGAAGAAGATTTAATTAAGTTTGTAAACGACTTTAAAAAAGTATTCAGTACATTATCGGCTGAAGAAGTTGCGTTTCCTAGGTCTTGTAATAACTTAAACAAATATGTTGACACAGGTAACATATATAAAAAAGGAACACCTATACACGTAAAAGGTGCTTTAATCTATAATCATTATTTACATAAACATAAATTAGAATACAAGTATCCAATTATCAATGATGGTGATAAGATAAAATTTTTAATGTTAAAACTACCAAACACAGTTAAAGATACTGTAATTTCATTTTCTACAAAAATACCTTATGAGTTTAATTTACACAAGTTTATAGATTATGATACACAATTTGAAAAGACATTTACTGATCCTTTAAAATTTATTTTAGATTCTATTGGGTGGAAACTTGAAAGAGAAGCAAGTTTAGAAAGTTTTTTTGTATGATATTAAATATGATTATATTATACCTAGTTGTTATGTGGTCAGCAAGAATCGGAATGTTGATTGCTTTAAAAACTAAAATACCAATATATCAATTTGCTTTGTTATTACTTGCTATAAAATTTTTGTTTGATACTTATGGAATTTCCTAATAAAAAATATAAAGTCATATACGCTGATCCGCCTTGGTACTTTAAATCGTTTTCAAGTAAAGGCGAAGGACGAAATGCTACACGTCATTATAGTTGTATGAATTTACAAGATATAAAAAATCTTCCTGTTACTGAAATTTCTGATGATGATTGTACTTTGTTAATGTGGGTTACAGATCCTTTTTTACAAAAATCATTTGAAGTTATTGAGTCGTGGGGCTTTGAATATAAAACTGTGGCATTTACTTGGGTAAAGACAAATAGAAAGTCTGATGGATACTTTACAGGTTTAGGATATTGGACTAGAGCTAATCCTGAAATGTGTTTATTGGCAACAAAAGGTAAACCAAAAAGAATCAGTAGTAGTGTAAATCAATTATTAGTTTCAAAAAGGAGAGAGCATAGTAGAAAACCAGATGAAATGTACAGTAAAATAGAGGACTTATTATCTGGACCCTATATAGAATTGTTTGCTAGAACTCAAAGACAAGGTTGGGATAGTTGGGGAAATCAAGTTGACAAATTTGAATAAAAATGTTATAATAGATATTATGGATTACTTATACAAATACGCAAATCAAAATAAATTACCAATAATGAATCAAACTGTGTTTGAACATTATACAAAGACTATTGGTAAAGAACAATTTAGATTAGACTTATCAGAATATATTGCCAAAGAACGACCTGTATTTCCTTTAAAAAGTATTACCTTAGAAGAAGTTAGAAATGATTTTTTTGAATTGTCTAAATTAGATACAAGTAAATATTTAAAAGTTGATGTTAATGATGTTATGGAAAAATATGATGATTACAAATACAATTATAAACAATATGGTCTAGGTGTTATAGACGCACCATCTACATTTAATAGTATTTCAAATTATTTTCAACAAGCATTAAGATTAAACTGTTCAAGTTATAGTTTTAAAGCACCGATTGATGTGTGGACTAATGGTACACCTAAAGACATATGGAAATGTTTAGGCCCTATATGGCGAGGTATCAATGGTATGAAAAAAGTAACCATTGATGGTAAAGAAGAATTAAGAGGTGGTGAATTAACTGAAGCAAGTTATATGAGTGCATTTAGATTGGGCACTTACATTGCAACACAATTTAAACCAAATGTGGCTAGAACTATTTACGATATGACAAATGCAAATACTGTATTAGATACAAGTTGTGGTTGGGGAGATAGACTTGCTGGTTTTTATACAAGTAATGCTAGACAATATACAGGTTGCGATCCAAATCCAAACACTTATGCTAACTATATGGAACAAGTAGCAGAGTATGAAGAATTTTTAGGCAATCCTGAACCAACAATATATGAAAGAGTTGACAATCAAGGTAGAAATTATTTTGAGTGTATGGGTAAAAAATACGTAAGAATTTATAGATGTGGTGCAGAAGATTTACCTTGGAATGAAATTAAAAATATTGATTGTGCCTTTACAAGTCCACCATATTTTTCTACTGAAGAATATAACAAGGGTGGTGAAAGTGAAGAAGATCAATCTTGGTTTAAGTTTAATCAATATGAAAAATGGCGTGATGATTTTTATTTACCAGTATCTAAAAATAGTTTTAATTCTTTATCATCTACTGGTCATTTATTTGTTAATATTATGGACCCTAAAGTTAAAAATACAAGATATAAAAGTTGTGATGAATTAGTAGATAGTTTAAAAGAACACTTTGTAGGTCAAATAGGAATGAGAATTATGCAAAGACCTAAATCTGATAAGTTATTTGAAAGTGAAGAGGCTAAACAAGAGTTTATGAATAAAACATACATAGAAAATGTTTGGTGTTTTTCGAAAAATAAAAGTTTAGACTATTTTAGATTTGCTCGAAAGGCAACTTTGCCTATTTAAATAAATAACTATGTCAATGACAATTTCAGAATCATCATATAAAGATTTAAAAGAGTATTGGGACTATCAAAGAAAGATAGAATACAATAAAGAGCTTTTAAAGAACTCATTAAAACAAATGGACATAGGTCCTTTAGGTCCTAAAATGGACATAGATGATATGTTTGATAGTATTTGGGTTAAAGTAGATGAAGATGATTATGAAAATCCGCCTAAAAATTGGATACCTAAAAATGACAAATTAAAGTTTGATTGGGAAACCGACAATCTAAAAGGTAGACCAGTTATATTACGTGCTAAAAAACAAAATGAGGATAATAATATATAAAAAATTTGATAACTATATGATATATGATTTTGAATCAAAGGAACTTGACAAAATACTCAAAATATGTTATGATTTAAATATAAAAAGAAAACAAATAAGTATTGTTTTCAATGAACAAGAACAGGATGATTATGAACGACTTTCTAAAGGATATAATTAAAGAAACAGGTAATGAATACGCTTCACTCGTAAGTGAAGGACTTGACGCAGGAGATGTAGATAGTTTTATAGATACAGGCTCTTATACTTTTAATGCGTTACTATCAGGTAGTATCTATGGTGGTTTACCATCAAATAAAATTACAGCAATTGCTGGAGAAGCTGCTACAGGTAAAACATTTTTTGCATTAGGTATTGTAAAAAACTTTTTAGATAAAAACAAAGACGCAGGTGTAATTTACTTTGAGTCTGAAAGTGCATTAACAAAAGAATTAGTTGAAAGTCGTGGTGTTGATAGTAAACGAATGGTTGTTGTTCCTGTTGCAACCGTACAAGAATTTAGACATCAATCAATTAAAGTTATTGACAAATACATAGAACAACCTGAAGAAAAAAGAAAACCTTTAATGTTTGTTTTAGACAGTTTAGGTATGTTATCTACTACAAAAGAAATGGAAGATACTGCCGAAGGTAAAGAAACAAGAGATATGACAAGGTCTCAAATTGTTAAGGCTGCCTTTAGAGTATTAACTTTAAAATTAGGTAAAGCAAAAGTACCAATGATTATGACAAACCATACTTATGATGTTATTGGTTCAATGTTTCCACAAAAAGAAATGGGTGGTGGTTCTGGATTGAAGTATGCTGCTTCAAACATTGTATATCTATCTAAAAGAAAAGAAAAAGATGGTACACAAGTTATAGGAAATATCATACATTGTAAAAATTACAAGTCAAGGCTTACAAAAGAAAATGCTATGATAGATGTAAGATTGACTTATGACAAAGGATTAGATAAGTATTATGGACTACTTGATTTAGCAGTTAAACATAATATATTTAAATCCGTATCAACAAGGATAGAATTACCAGACGGAAGTAAACAGTATGCTAAAACTATCAATAATGAACCTGATAAATTCTTTACTAAAGATATTCTCAATCAGATTGACGAAGCTGCCAAAAAAGAATTCCTCTATGGCGCAGAATAAAAAGTACGTTTTTGCTCAACGAGATATAGATGATTATTCCTGTATCAAGTTGACAGAAACACCATATAATGATATAATATACACTTATAATAATGTTAAATTTGCATCCGAAGAAAATGAACAAGGACAATTACCATTAAAATTTACGTATGAAGTTAAAAAAAATCCTAATAATGTTGACACAACATCAACTGAATTTAGGAATTATATAGGTGATATATTAATTGAAGTAATAGAGGAACAATTAGAAAATGGCAGCATTAAATTCAAATGATAGATTTGAAAAAACATTATTATCAAATTTAGTTTACAACGAAGACTTTACTCGTAAAGCACTTCCTTTCATTAAAGAAGACTATTTTAAAAGTAAAGAAGAAATAGTCCTTTTCAATATCATTAAAAACTTTGTTGTTAAGTATAATAATCTTCCTAGTAAAGAAACTATACTTATTGAACTATCAAATTTAAAATCTATAACCGAAGAAGAATTTAAAGTTACTAAGTCATTATTAAATGAACTAAATGCTGAAACAGTTGATATACAATGGCTAATAGATACAACTGAAAAATTTTGTAAAGACCGTGCTGTATATAATGCTGTACTATCAGGTATAAAAATTATAGATGGTAAAGACAAGAAACAAACTCCAGAAGCCATTCCTCACATACTGTCCGAAGCACTTGCTGTAAGTTTTGACAATCATATAGGACACGATTACTTAAATCAAACAGATGACCGATTTGAATATTACCATAGAGAAGAAGAAAGAATTAAATTTGATTTAACTTATTTCAATCGTATTACAAAAGGTGGTTTACCACCTAAGACTTTAAACGTAGCACTTGCAGGTACTGGTGTTGGTAAATCTTTGTTTATGTGTCACGTTGCTTCTTCAATGATAAGTCAAGGTAAAAATGTATTGTATATCACTTTAGAAATGGCTGAAGAAAGAATTGCTGAAAGAATTGACGCAAACTTATTAGATGTAACTATTGATGAACTTTATGAAATGCCTAAGTCGTTATATGATAATAAAATTTCTAAGTTACAAAGTAGAGTAAATGGTCAATTAATTATTAAAGAATATCCTACAGCTTCTGCTCACGCAGGACACTTTAAAGGTTTATTAGATGAACTATCTTTAAAAAAATCATTTAAACCTAACATAGTATTCATAGATTACCTAAACATTTGCTCAAGTAGTAGATTTAAAGGCGGTAATATATCATCTTATTTTTATATTAAGGCAATTGCTGAAGAATTAAGAGG